AGGCAATGGCAATACTGGACAAAGCCCTTTGATGATACTTATTATGAGATACTAACAGGCAATAGATACATTGCCCATATAACACAAGGGAGACCTTACGTGTTCGATTGGTCTTGTTCAAGAGTCAGAGGTATCACACCCAAGATAGACATGAGTGTCGATTGCGTGGTAGAGATTGACCAGAACGGTGAAGTGATGACGTGGCTCCACACAACTGATGACCCAGACTTGTGGCAACAACCTCACGAGGAGAGAAGTGTCTCCCCTCAGAGAGTCAAGGACAGTGACCACATGCGTCTCCTTGCTCAGAATCTGGAAAAGGGAGAAAGGCTCCGTCTCATCGATGGGAGCCGACCCTTTTTTCACAGTCAACACGTCGGAGGCTTTGTGATGCCACGACGTGTCTTTGAACTCCCCCTTCTCATTACAGGAGCACGGCTCCAAAAGAATGAGGAATGGGTGGAGTTACGCATTGAAGCCCTCGACGGATTCGACCCGAGTCCTGTGGGCATTGCTAATGTAAAGAAGGAGAGCCTTCCCACTCTTCCTGCCTTTACTCACATTCCGAGAGTCTGGACTGATATCAGTCCACCACTCATCGGACAGTTCCATGCACTTCGTGTGGAACATGGGAAGTTACACGGGGCTTACCTCGTGCGCATGGATACATCACTGGGTTTCAGTGATGCCCTGCAACTATCAGAAATATTGGAGAGAGAACATGGACCTGAGTGATGACTTCTTCCTCGGGTGGCTTGCTCGCGATGCTCGCTTCCAAGCCAGCATTCACTTCTCCCCTAAGACCAAGTTGGGTTATACAATCCACAGAAAGGTCTACGCATCGATGGAGGATGAACCCCATCTCACCATGTGGTTGAGAGATAAGGGAATCAACGGGCGCATCCTCAGAGATAAGAAAGAGATTGCGCTTTTGCTCAATCTTCTACGCCCGGTCGCGCACGTAGTAAAAGATAGAGGCAACCTATCGCGCCTGCGTTTCACCATGGAGATGCCCTCCGCGCGAAAAATGACCCACGAGGACATCGAGGAGTTCATCTCCGAGTTCGATTCTCGATTTTATTGACTTATTATCATAAAAGAATAATAATTATTATTGTATAATAATAATAAAATAATATTGATAATTTCTAAAAGCCTATATAAATGGGGCGAACCGCATTATACTCCTGCTTGTCGCAGAGAGGTGATTGAATGAACATAGAACAAATGATTGGATATAACAATGAACACCACCCGATTGGGAAGGTCAGAAAGATGTTGGAGAAGGGCGAGGTGCCCGACCTCCTATTCACTGGACCTCCCGGTCGGGGTAAGACTGAACTTGCACTTGCTTTGGCTCGTGCTCTGAACGCCGAGATTCACGAGTTGAATGCTAGTGACGATAGAGGTATCGACATGGTGCGCACTCATCTCAAGACACTCACAACCACTCGCTCTCTCACACAGAGGGTGATTCTTCTCGACGAGGCTGATGGTCTCACGAAGCAGGCTCAAGAAGCCCTACGTCGAATGATGGAGACTGGAAACGCTCTCTTCATCCTTACAGCAAATAATGAGAATGCGATTATCCCTGCTCTAAAGAGTAGGTGTTACCATCTTGGTTTCCCTGCTTACACTAATATTCAGATGGGGAAACTCATCACAAGAGTGAGAGATGATGCAACCAACGAGCAAAGACTTGCTGCGTTTGCTATCGCTCAAGGAGACATGCGTGTTCTCACAAAACTACTCAATTATAGCGACCCATCAGAATGGGTTGGACTTGTAAGAGATGATGTTGCAACAAACGCAGCACTCTCTCTTGCTGGGGGTCTCTGGGAAGACCTTCGCTCAGAACTACTACATCTTTCAGCACGAGGCTCAAACAGAGTATACATGCTGAAACAATTACACGATAAGGTCCGCGACATGGTCGGGGACCTAATGACTGTGGAAGAGTTCCACACATATTCCCGCGTCTGGGGAGACGCAGTCTTGGCCGCACACCAATGGCCCCTCGGTGACGAAGGGTTCATAGATTGGTTAGTGGGCACGATGGCCTCCCTGCATCGCGGGGTGAACGACAAAAAAGAAGGAAAAGGTGAATGAAAATGACTGGACTGAATGTAAATAAGAACGACGAAGGCGGACTCAGCGCAGATGTGCTGGAACGCCTGCACTGGTGGGCCGAACTGCACGGCAAGACGGAGGACGAGGCGAAGGCCGAGTTCCTGTCCTACTGCGCAGACGCGCTCGGTATAACCAGTGTGACTGACGAAGACGAGGACTTCATCCTCGACGCTGCGGAGACATTCGTGGTAGAGAAGCGTGTAATGACTTCAAGCGGAGCAAACACATCTGAACTTGTAGGAATGTTCCTTGGCCCTGAGCCAAAGGTAAGAGACAAGCGTGAAGTGCAAAGATTGACTGCACTAATTGCTGCGAGGCAGGACATCAACGCTGCAATCCAAAGTGGAAAGGTAGCACGAGCATTCGTAGAGAATGGCGTGTGGATGCTAGAGAAGGCAAACGGAGTGGTCGCCTCAACACAAGACCGATTTGAGGAAGGCGTTGACCCGTGGTTCCTTGTTCGGGATAACGGGATGACTCTTGCTCTACTACAAGACAACCCAGATTGGGCACGACACGGTGAACCTATCGGACCTGTTCTATGGTCACGAGTATACAGGTTTGCGGGTAACACTCAAGAGGACCTAATGGATGATGTGCAAGTGTTGCGCATTACTGTAACAGGTAGCGATGTTGAATCTGTAAGCAAGACTGTTCGCATCGGTGAACCATGCCGAATTAAGGTGCGAGAGCGTAAGAGCGTAAACCCCGGCTGGGAAGATTCCTACAGTGGGGCCAACAAGTTCTTCGACAACATTGTCTACACAAACGACTTCGTTGATGAGGAAGACCGTGGCCTACTCAAGGCTGAAACTTTCATGACTGCACTTGACTGCTATGTTGAAAACATGGTTGACTTGATGGATGTCTATGAGGACAAGTCTGAGCACATTGCGGGTATCGATAACAAGGTTGGACCTTTGGTAGTCATCAAGGGAAGAGTCACAGATATCAACGCTACAGGATGGGACAGTGAGTATGACCCAACAGGTAAGGATTACACCATGCGCGTATCCTCCTTTGCTCTACAGCGCGAGTTCTCTAACAACATGTATCGACGTGAAGTTAGTGTGAGAGTTCATGGACATCTTGTTCAGAACAACCACGCATTCGACTTCTTGAGCGACGACGGATGGAAACCATACGCAGTCAAATCTACTGTGCTCATCTTTGGTCGCTTGGGTATCAAGAGAAACGATGATGGTGATGCACCTACAGTAAAGGCAATTGGTGTCTATGCTGTGCCTCGCCTATCAATCGCTGGCGGAGAAGGTGGTAACACAAGCCTCGGACAGTTCGGAGGCGGACAGTAATGGCTGGTTTCAAAAACCTCAAGGAGAACCCTCCTGTAGAGGAGGAAGCAGTGGAGGAGGTGGCTTCGGCCACCCCTCCCTCTCCTACAGCGGGAGGCTCTATCTGGGGAGAGATTCAGAGCGCCGCGAATGAAGTAACAGAGTCTGCTGTCTTCTGTGGTATCATTGGTCACGAAGGCACTTGCAAGACAGGCATTGTTCTTGATAGCATCAAAGATGATGAGAACATACTCATCGTCGACTTCGATAATGGCGGGAAGACTCTACGCTCTTCTTACTACAGAGACAAGATGCACAACATCCGTGCGCTAAACCCATGGGTCTTTCAAAAGGGGACACGAGATGCGGTTCACTATCCTAACACTCACCAGAGAGTTATTGATATCATGAACGAAGCAGTTGACTGGGCAGAGCGACAGAAGGAGCCTGACTACACTGGGCCCAAACTAGGAACTGTGCTGGTCACAGCACTTGACCTTTGGGATACAGTAGCAAAGAACTGTATGTTCATCGAAGACCTTGGGACTGCTCCTGATGGTATCGGAGCGAAAGTCAAACCTCATGAGAAAGTGGGTATGCGATTCAACTGGCAGATACGTTCTACCAGATTCCATATGCTCACGGCTCTTTGTCGTCAACTAATGAGTCATGGTGTTCGCGTTTTCGTAGAGACTCACCTCAAAGAAGAATACGATGGTCACAAACCATCTGGTGAATACAAACCAGACTGGGAGAAGCAGATGGGCAACTATCTTCATCAGATTGTGTGTATGCACAAAACTCCTGTTCGTGATGATACAGGTGCTAAGACTGGAGAAGTTCGCTATGAGGCTGAGTTCCACAAGTGGAGAACTAACTCTGACCTTGTAGACCAGAGACGCACAGTCATGGTCACTCAGACAGGAAAACCTGCGCAGTGGCACGGACTACCCGAACTGCGCGGTGAAATCTGATGGGAGCAAGAGTCAACATCAGCGGAGGACTACTCAAGTCCTTTCTCAGTGGCTTCGGTCCGGGGGTCGGTGACCTCCGGGCTGTTGCCCAACAGTCGACTCTCAGAGGAGGAGTGGGGACACCCACACACCTACTGTATAGGTCTGAGGCATGTGACGTAGAGGAGAAGGGAGAGATTCTCTTCTCTGATATCGACACTGTGCTATCGTTCCTAAAGGTGCAACCTAAGGAATCCTTTGTTCGACTATGGCAGAGACCGGACAGATTACAGGTCTCTTGTGGGATGAGTAGCATCGATGTGCCTAGTTCTAAATACATACGCTCAGGTCTCAACATAGAGGACATGAATGTCTTAGTTGAAGACGGAGAGAATACACAGTGGAAGTCCTTCAAAGGAAAGGCGCTCAAGACATACTTCTCCACCACTTCCAAGTGGTTAGGAGAGATTGCAGGTATGCAGAAGGTTGTCGGTAAAGATATGATTTACACGACACAGTATGATTCGTCGGAAGGACAGTTCATTGTAGAAGCAGGTAAGAAAGGAGGGGTGCGCATGAGTGTAGCCACTGACCTTCATACACATGATGGGGAGGACTCCTCTTCGGTGTTTGGACAGTGGCTTCCTGAACTTATGGCGACAGTTCCTACTGGTGCTGTAGATGTGTTCACGAGTGATGGTTTCATCATGGTTCTACGCCATGTGGACAAGGACTTCCTGTTGATTGCATTAGACCAAGATGGTGAATAAGATGAGTGAAGAAGAGAATGAGATAGAAGATGAAGAATGTAATTGTAGAAACATCACATGGGAGAAGATGCACGAGTGCTACTATAGTCAATACAACAACCCTGATGCTGACCCGATTAACGGTTGGGCTTGCATCTGTTTAGACTGTGATGCAATACTTAGGATATCTGAAACCGACCCACTAATACACGACTGGGATGATTACTGATGATAGTAGATACAATATTTAGAGATGGAGAATGCCCGATTATTTATTCCCGATACAGGGATGAAGACCGTAACCTCATTGAGAGGAGAGAGGAGTTCCACCCTTATTTCTGGGTGCCTGCGGACACACCTGACTTCCGACTAGAGCGACTCAAGCGGTCGTTCCCCGGAACAGCCGTGCGCAAGGACATAACAGCAACAGGGTTGGATAAGACACCACTCATCAAGATTGAGACAGACAACCCATTCGACATTACGCGCATGAGTAAGTTCTTCGACAAGACATACGAAGCAGACATACCTTTCGTTGACCAGTGGCTCATGGAGAATGTTCCTGAGATGCCTGACTGGAAGCCTCGTAAGTGGTGGTATGATATTGAATGCAATACAGGTGATGATAACTTCACGACGGTCATTGCAGTCATTGATAGCGACCTCGATATGCCTGTTGTATTCGCATGGGCTGATGAGAGAACCAACTGTCCATATCCTCTAACAGGGAGAAGCAGAGAACTACACCGTAGAAAGGTTCGCGATGTAGAGTATGAACTACATCTGTGTTTCAGTGAGAAGCAGTTGCATGAGAACTTCATCGACTTTCTTCACGAAAGAGACCCAGACATGATGATTGCTCATGCAGGATGTTTCTTCGATATCCCGCATCTCATCAATCGAATCAATAAATCCAATCGCTTGAGTCCACTAGGATTCGTGCGCAGACCCAAGAGAGGAGAGGACTCCTACTACCCTACCGACCAACCTATTGCTGGACGTTGGCAGTTTGATACTGCTGCTCGTGAGAAGACAGGAACTGGCTTTGAGCGCGTCTACAAAGATAGTGGGGGAGGACAACTACCCAATCTAAAGTTGAATACTATCGCTGAGCATCTCAAACTTGGCTCTAAGTTAACTGAGGAGATAGAGGGGATGAGTGTCCATAATGGATGGTATGAATACTGGGGAGACTTCGTCGACTATTGTCTTCTTGATACAGAGTTACTCAGAGGTATCGATGAGGCTCGCAATGTTACAGACTTCTATGTTGAGATGGTTCGACTCTGCGGAGTAAGCATGCAGTCAACAACGAATGTTACAAAGTTCGCTCGTGGATTACTTTCGCGCAGAACAGAACTCAAGTCTCCATCAAGAACTCATGTAGAGAAGGAGGAGTTGAAGGGTGCTGAGTTTATTCTCAAGGACCCCGGTCTTTATGAGAATGTAGGCATCATAGATTACAAAGGAATGTATCCATCATTTATCACAGGATACAATCTATGCTATACGACAAAGAGAAGCGAGCCCGGACCCGGCATTATCAAATTAGATAACGGGTCTTACTGGGACCAAACTCAAAAGGGCATACTTCCCCAAGTAGTCGATTACCTATTCGATTATCGTGCTGAATGTAAACGACGAATGAGAGATGCAGAGACAGACTCAGAGCGTGCTGCGTGGAATACAACTCAATCAGCAGTAAAGCGCGTCATGGCATCACTGTATGGTATGACTGCTCATGTAGGATATGGGTGGGCTGATGCTGATATCGCCCACACCATTACTAGCGAAGGACGTAGGTGTATTCGTCTACTCGATAAGGTAGCAACAGATATGGGATACGAGACTCTCTATGGTTTCACAGACTCCGCTTTCATCAAGGTGCCTCAAGAAGAAGCCGAGGACCTTGCTAAGGCCATTACGAAGGTAGTTCAAGAGACTACAGGCAACAAGGAATTGGTGGCTGAATTAGAGGCATGGATGCCACGTTGGATTCTAGTTGGAGCAAACGCCTACGCTGGACGTGTCGCTTATCCTGTAGAGGATGCTGGAAAGGTCAAGAGTGCTAACTTCCTCAAAGGGTCTGCGCTGGCTCCAATAACAAAGGGCATTCAGAAAGATGTTCTAAATATGATATTCGATGGTGCATCTGAACAAGACATCAGAGAACATGTTCTTCCTATCGTGCGCAGAATCAAGACTGGCGACATAGATTGGAGAGAAGTAACCATGAGCACAAGGCTTGGTATGCCCATTAAACAGTATAAGACGTTGAGTGGTGCAAGCAAGGCTGCTGATTACTATAACAGAAACATAGCATACGAACCCTTCGATGAAGGAGACTCAGTGCAGTGGACTTACGTCGACAAAGTGCCGGGAGGCATGGAGCCAACAGAGATAATCGCGTTTCGTGAACCAAGTGAGGTCTCAGGGTTCACGTTAGATACAAGCACCATCATCGATAAGATGATTGGGGCTAAGTTGAAGGGCATCTACAAAGTGCTCGGATGGGACCTTGATGGGGCGCTTGGTGCTCCACGACCAAAGAACTACGGATGGTGGTAAATTGCAGAAGAAATTAACCCAATGGGGAATGAAAACAGGAACGACAAGACAGACGACAATAGACGAATGGAGTGATGGTAAATGCCCAGTATGAAGAGATGTGTTGTATGCGGCAAGCCGGGTCCACGACACCCAATATCTCAACTCTGCCGTGAGTGTAACAAGAGGTGGGGCTAATGTCTGACTTCGCAAAGCGCGTCGCTGAGACTGCTGCTCGTGTAGTAAATCTGCTCAGAATCAAAAACGAGCAGTATGGAGATAGTGTCCAACAACCCCTGCGCGTATTCTCAAAGTTAGATTCGCAAGCAGGCATTCGTGTTCGCATCGATGATAAATTATCTCGCCTTGCGCGTGGTAACGATAGCATTGAGAGTGATATCGATATCATTGATGACCTCATTGGATACTTGATACTACTTCGTATGATGATGGAGGAAGAAGAATGAGCGATTATGATACAGTGAAAATAACCAAGGATGATTTGACTGAACTCTTAGCAAAGGAGGCTTATTACAGAGGCCGATGTGATGGTTTGAAAAATCAACTGAGGGAAGTCATCTCCTTCTATAAGAAGGGTCAAGGTCCACATATCTCTCGTTATGTCGTTATCGAGAAACTAACTAAGATGTTGGGGGAAGAATGATGCTAGGAACAAAATGGAAGAACAGACATGTGAAAACTATTGTTGAGATTGTAGAGGTCATAACAGAAAAAGAGCCTACACAATACAAAGAAAATGTAACTGTTTTTGTGGTCAAAAATATCCGAGGTAATTACACAACTAAGTGGGAAGAAAATTATTTTCTACAACACCATATGCTTTTGGAGGAAGAAGAATGAATCGCATTTATCCTGATGGGTCTTCATACGCATGGACTCCTGAGATGGGAGAAGATGGCATCATTATTCGTATTAGTAAGTCCACACTAACTTCTACTAAGTGGTGTGCACAGCAAATGTTTCTCAGTAAGATTCATGATATTGAAGAAGAGAAGCATCACTGGTTGATTACAGGAGATGAT